GTGGTTATCACAGGGCTTGTCATCCTCTTGTTAGTCCAGACGCTCAGAATTGGAGACCTGAAGCAGACGGAAAGATCGCTCCGAACGTCCGCTGATATTCTTGTCGGCCAGCGTGAGCGATACTACACAGAGAAACATGATGAGATGGCAAAGGTTCGTACGTTTCGCAGTCTTTATGACGACGCCCGCGAAGAGATCACACGCCTAAGCTCACGTATATTAGTTTTGGAGTCAGAACTGCGAGACGAAGAGGTGTCAAGCGGTCAGTTGCTGGAGGACAAGGCAAAAGTCATTCAGGAACTTCAAGACCGCCTTGCCATACTTAGAAAGACCAGAGAATGCGTGTCGGCTGGTCATCTTCAGTCCGGCCTGACTTACCTAATGCGTTTCGTTGCTGCTAATCAATGGATGATGGAAAACAACAAGTCCCTTGCCGAGGCAGTCGCTAGCGTTAGCGAAGTTGCCGAAGCTATCACAGAAAGAGAAGACTAATGGTTCCTTTGAACTGGATTGCATCGCCAATCCTTGCCCAGCGTAACATCGAAGTTCACAGCATCGACACGGCTTTTGATGAGGTCAAGGTTGCGACCGTCTACACAGTGACAGACGCAACTGGTAAAATCGGGGTATTCAGTATCCCGACCATGACACTTGCCAAAGCGGTTGCAGACGGTGACGCCGTCCACAAGGCACTGCTTGAACGGCACTTCGCAGAAATGGAATTCTCCGATGGCCAGCCCGCTATTCCCGAAGTTCAACCAGAGCCAGCAGGACCAGAAACAGATTCAGGACAGCCTGAAGAAGATTCAAACCCTGTCAACGAAGACGGAACCACAGAACCGGGTAGCGTTGATGCAGGAGATCCACCGAGTCCGCCAGAGGCTACGGGGGAAGAATCAGACGCTGGACCGGCAGTTGAGTCAACTAGCGAACGACGCCCAAAAGAACGTCGTAAGCGTACACAGCGGAGCCAGGCAGGCGGTCAGGGGGATTCTGGACCTGCTCCAGACAGCGAACAGCCCGTCGACAGCCCGAGCTAGATCAGCACTTGCTAGCACGCTCAAGGCTGGTTTGCGTGACATCAGTGGTGATGTTGGCAAGGCGGTTGATCTGATTGAGCAGTTGACGCCTGAAATCTTCGGCGGCAACAAGACGCCGGAGCAGGCTGGAGGTACACGGACGGAATCGGGACCAACAACCCGGCAGATCATTCCGTCCGAGCCTCAGACTTGGATGGGAATGCGGCTTGTCGGGAATAATACCGTCGAGATCCGTACGGCTAATTTCCGTGGACGCTATGACACGGACCACCCGGCAATCACTGGCCAGATGGTTCCTGTGAGATCCAGCAACGTCCACAGCATCGGGTTTCAGATGAACCTGAAAAACCCGCTGGCTTCGACACTGTTCGTTAAGTACCTGCAGAAGCACGGCAATAACGGCGTGATGGGATCAGGCCCGACATATGGGTACAAGAACGTCCATCCAAAGCTGTTTCAGGAGTTTCTGGCCGCTAACTCCAAGGGTGGCTTCGTTTGGGATCGTCTGAGAGTTCGCGGAACTGTCGCCGGATCACAGTACGAGTACTATCTGGATTCCATCTCACGCGGCTATGTCCCACGTCGAGCCGTCATCATCAACGGAATCCAGCACCTGAAACGCCGGAAGCGAGTCGAGCAAAAATCCGGCAGGACTGTTGTTTCACAGTTGCGAGACAAGGTCATTGGCCCGTACTCTCCAAGGAAGGGAGCCGGACCAAACCGAGGGAATCCCGACCGTGGATCACAGAGACCGAACCGAGGCAGGTAATGGCAACAGGACCGAAAGGCGAAAAGCACCTGTGCGGAGCATGTGGGCAATGGCACGCCCCGCATCGCCCGGATAATTGCGTTCAGGTCGCCATCTGCCAAGCTTGCTGGAAGCTTCTGCCAATCAATACCCGCGTTTGGGCGTTGTCACTTGCCAAGATGACCAGCCGAGTCGATGCACTCGATAACACCTTGCATGAACTGCTTGATGGCGTCGTGGAAGCTATTGCAGCCAGTAAGAAGACCGGACGATACGACGATAACTAATTCCACACGTCAAGCCGATTCTGACCGCTTGAGTCATTGACAGCCAATCTTGCATCCTTGACAATTCACATAACTGCCCAACGGATTGGGTGGTTTACGAAGTTCAAGGCAGGATGCTATGGACCGATTAGTACCCAAGGACGGGGAAAGCCAGCCGGATTTCGCTATCCGGTTTCATCAGTCTCTGATGACTGAGATCCCGAGCACTTCTGAACGGAATCAGAAGTGTTTCGAGGCATGGCGTTCTCATGTCGGCGATGAACCAGAAGTTGCTGAAGCTCGACGATATCACAAGTCGTCTGAGTTTCTGGAACGGCGTGACATCCCGGTCTTTGAAGAACATGAGATTCCAGCCCGCAAGTCTCGCGATGGTCGAACGATCCCAGCAGTAAAGTATGACCGCAAGGCCTTGGCTTCTATCTGCCGGAACATGAACGAGCAGATCGCAGACGTCGGCAAGTTCTGCCCGATCACGAACGGACACACATCAGACAACCGGACAGATCCGGAACCTGAAGTACTCGGATACACCGGAGCTTATCGCCTCGGGATGATCGGCAACACGAAGCCACGTTACGCAATCTTTGCTGATGAGTACCACCGCAAGGATCGTGACGAACTGCTGAAGGGACGACGTGGGCGATCGGTTGAGGTTCTTCCTTTGCCTGATGTTCACAAGCGATCGTTCTACCCGATTGCCGCACTTGGGGCCGATGAGCCAAGACTGAATCTTCCTCCTGCCAGATACTTCAATCGTCCATCCGAACACGGAGAAGACGTTGAGGTCGAGAGATACATGATGGTCGCACCGGGTGGGAACGGGACGTTTGTGCCGGGTGATGACCGCGACAAGTACAGCGACGAGGAAGAACTGCCAAAGGATCTGATTAAGTCGATCATGGAGGCATTCCTGAACTCCGCGATGGGTCAGTATCTCGTTGCCAAGATGGAAGAAGACGGGCAGGCAGGATCTCCAAACCCGCTTGTCCATCAGGCACCACAGATGGCCGACATGCCAGCAGAAGATGGCAATCAGCCTAGCCAACCGGGAGTTCCGGGAATGCCGGGACAAGATCCAACAGGACAACCCCAGCCGGGCGGACTACCGCAAGACGCTGGTTCTAATATTGGTGCAGGTGCACCAGATTCAATGATGCCGCCCAAGCCGGATGCTGGCGGTCCACCGAACAAACCGCCATTTGATAAAGGATCAAACCCAATGGCCGACGAGAAAGAACAGTACTCCAAGTCAGCAGGGCTGCAGGCTCTGGAAGCACGACTCAATGCACTTGAAGCAGAGAACGCAAGCATGAAAGCTCAGCTTCTCGGATCTCAGCGATACGGCAAGCTGTCGAAGCTGAAGTCTGAAGGCTTCGAGTTCAATATGGAACGCTACATGAAGAAGGCTGAAGTTCAGACGGAAGACGAGTTCACCGCTGATCTTCAGGACATCGAGAAGTACGCTCGCAAAAGCCCGTCTGCTGTCGCTGACTTCTCAGCAATCGCAGGCGTCGGCAAGCAGGGTGAACTGCCTGAAACTGGCAACGGCGTCGACGAACTGACTGCTGCTGACGTTGACGGCGTTATGAAATACGCACGGAAGCACGACGTTGACTACGTCACTGCCCGTGAACGGTACTGTGCAGACAAGAAAAGCGGCAAGAACACCGCTGGCTAGTTCTGTCTCACGGTGAGACAAAGAGCGTCTGTACACCAATTGAATACACCAGTGAAAGGATTCACTCATGTTCAAGGCATCTGCCAACATCAGCCCATCTCGCTTTGTTAAGCGGTCTGGCACCAACACCGTCGCAACCTGCGGAGCAGGCGAGCGAATGATTGGTATCTCTGGCGAGGCAAGCGGTTACGCTCCTCTGCCATCGCAAACTGAATACGCCGCAGCGTCCGGCGACCCTGTGACCATCTACATGGTTGGTGACGGGCTACAGGAAGACCGCCCGGTTCTTCTGATCATCGGATCTGGTGGCTGTACTCAGGGCGACTTGCTCAAGTCTGACGCATCTGGTGGTGGCGTGACAGCCAGCACAGACAAGGACTGCTACGGAGCACTTGCATTGGAATCAGGTTCCGCTGGCGAAGCAGTTCGCGTGCGTCTCCTGTTCGGATACCTCGGAGCCTAATCTGCCCAGTTGAATGGGTTTTTCTGAAACAATTGTGAAAGGATTCACAACATGACCGCTGTTCTACCGGGTGGAAATAACACCTTCGTCCCATCGCATGAAGCGAGCGGGAAACTTGTCATCGACTACAGCCGCAACGTCAAAAAGTTTGACGTCAACAAGTACACTCAGATCGTCAAAGCTCCCAAGAGCATTGGCTACTACTTGAAGTGCACGATTGATGAAGGCGGTCGAATCCTCGACGACACCGCCCTTGATGCCCTGTGGAACGATGGCGAGAACGCACCGGGTGGCCGAGACGGCACTTCGGAGCACGAGTACAAGGCATTCCAGACGGCTCGCCGTCAGTGGGCCTTTACGATCGGTGATAAGGCTGTTGATCAGGCAACGTGGGACATCGTCGCACAGAACGCTCAGCGTAAGGCTCAGCAGGCGATGACCGCACGCACGATGCTTGCCCTGAACGCCATGTTGACGACTGGAAACCACATTTCCAGCCACGTCGTGGATATCTCCGCAGTGTCCGGCAACACCGGCACTTGGGCAGCTTCCACCAGCAACCGTCAGGACATCAAGCGAAGCCTGAACACGGCACGCGAACTGATTCTGGACGACACGCTGGCGGCTGTTGACATCGACGACCTGTACTTGGTGATCAACTCCACTTTGGCCCGACAGTTGGCTGAGTGTCAGGAGATCGTCGAGTACATCAAGGGTTCTCCTGATGCACTGGCACAGGTCCGTGGCGATCTGCGAACCAGCAACCAGAATGCATTCTACGGATTGCCTTCTCAGTTGTACGGTTTGAACCTGATCGTTGAGAAGACACGCCGCGTGACATCACGTAAGCGAGCCACTTCAACGAAGTCTCAGGTTCTGCCAACCGCAACGCCGTTCATCTGTGCCCGTCCGGGTTCACTTGAAGGCACTTACGGTGCACCATCCTTCTCGTCTCTGACATGCTTCATGTATGAAGAAATGACAGCAGAAACGAAGAAGGACAAGGACAACCGCCGAACGTCTGGCCGCGTTGTTGAGGACTATGTTTTCATCCTCACCGCTCCAGAAACTGCGGTCATGTTCCAGAACGCAGTGTAATCATCAGTCTTCGGACTGTTGCACGGTGGTCAGTCGGACGCCTCCCCGGCTGACCACCTTTTCATAAAGACTCCGAGTTCTTTTGAAATCTGGAAGGGTGGTGATCCTTGTCTAATGTTGCTCTGAGCCACAAACCACATCGAACACCTCAGGACGAATCCTGATGCCCACATACGTTACAGCAACAGACCTTATAGACACGTTTGATGAGCGTGATATCCAGCAGCTTGTTATCGACGATAACAGCGATGGAACCGCCGTCGACGTGACTGATAATCCAAGAGTCGACAAGGCTCTGTCTGCTGCTGAAGGTGAAGTCATTGCAGCACTCCGGAAGGGCGGACGATACGAAGCCGCCCAACTGGCTGCACTGACTGGATCTGACCTTGAGTACTTCAAGCGAATCATCTGCGAGATCGCAATGGTTCACCTCTTCCGGCGTCGAGCCACATCGAACCCGGACGTGCTGCAATTCTACGAAAACATTCGCAAGGGCCATATTAAGGACTTGCAGGACGGGAATTCCGTCATCACTGCTGACGAGCCTGCGGCAACGGAAGCCGGGGAAGTCAGCAGTGAAGGGCCAAGCATTGCCGAGTGGAACAATCTGAACCTCTGGCGTGATCGTGCCCACTATTTTCCAAGCCGAAGATATCCATAAGGAACTGCCCACATGACTGGTTCATATTGCCCATACGTGTCCGGCCCTGTGCTGGTGAAAGTCAACCTGCGAGACGGAAACGGCTTCGTTAATCTTGGATACACGACAGAAGGGGTTCAGGTTGAAGAAGAGTTCTTCACCAATCCGATTCACTCCGATCAGTACGGCGGAACTGCCGGACCTCCTGTTGATAAGCAGTTCATGGGCAAGAAGGCCAAGATCGGGCTTTCACTCGTTGAATACAGCCTTGCCGTCGTGAAGAAGATGCGAGAAGGTCAGGCATCAACAAACTGGACGTCTGGCGACCCCGGAACACTCACAAATATTGGAGGCCTGCTGTCATGCGGCAAGCGATCATTCCAGATCCTGCTTGTCGGGGCAGCCGATACGGCAGCAGTTGCGGCTGATGCTGGTGCGGTAGTCGTGGCTGCAAATCTGAACTACCCGAACTGCTGGTATGCAGGACCAGTTCGATTTCCAATCGGTTCAAAGAATACTGTTTGGGATCTCGACATCGAAGCCACCCCGTTCACGACTGATACAACTCAGTCCGGAGACGGCAAGACTTACCTGTTCACTGAGAACAATCACCTCGTCACCAATATGGCAACCTACACCGGTCAAAATCAGTCTGCATAATCATGTTCAACCTGCTCAAGAGATGGCTGTTTAACCGCAGCCGCTACGTGTTCAAATTCTGGAACGGCCATCGGACTGTTTACGCAGATCCGATGGTCCTCTGGAGAGCACTGCAACAGCACGAAGACTTCCGCGAAGACGACTTCAAGCTGATGAAGGTCGATGCACTTCGCGAGAAGATCATCGGTAAAGTTGCAGGCGTGACACGGAGTGTGTTCGGAGTTGGCACTGTCGAAGAACGCGGGCTGACTGAACTGGAATGCCTTGACCTTCTGAAGTCATTCATAGCGTACTCCGGATTTCAAAAAAAAAGTGGCGACCTGAATCTGTCCTCGCAGCCATCTACGGAAACGACAGCCTTGGACGACTCGACGCAGCAACAGAGCACGAGCGACGATTCGGCCTCTACCTGAACGCCGAGCAGGTTCAAGCCTGGCAGTCGATGGCAGTTGCACAGGGCATTGGACTGGTGTTCGGAAATCCCGGCGAAGACTACTTCAAACAACTTTACGAGAACGAGGCGACGGTAGCTAAGGCCGTTTCCGCATCAAAGCGAAAGGGCAAGTGAAATGGCTAGACCACTCCGCGACCCGATCGCAGAATCCATTGAGGGACTGAGTCAGGCCATCACAGGCGACCGCCCACAATGGCAACAGAATGTCACGCAAACGGCAGAGAGGCTTACCAGCAGTGTTGCCGATGCTGTTGTCGAGCGAGTCACTGCACCGCTAACCAATGCGATCCGCCGGACTGTATCGTCTTCACGCACTGCACCAGCCAATGTGACGATCAATCAGCCAGCCGTCATAAACTCTGGCAACGTAACGCCGGGAGCCACATTTCGACGGTTTGAAGGCGACGTGCCAGACCTGAATAATCCGCCACGATTCACGCCGCAAACTCAAACTGGCAGCGGAGGACGACCGCCACTTCCGCCGTGGTGGGAAACTGCCGACTTACCGACAGTCGATGAACGCCAGCAATCTACCGCTGATCGTGCGGCAGAGCGGGCAGAAGAAGCTCGCAGGATCGTTGAGGATATTGCTGGCGGTGGTGGCCGTATTCCACCGGCACCACCTGGCGGCAATGATCCACCGGGACCGCCCGACGAACCAGAAGACGACGACGGAATCCTGCGGCAGCTTCTGGAGTTCTTCCAGAGGATGTTCGGAGTTCGTCCTGACATTGCAAACCGCAATTTCCTCGACACACTGGCCAATAACCTGACGTCCATTCTCGGCGGCGTTCCGGCACAGGCTGGAGCAGACGGGCAGCGTCCATCATCTGTGGCCACGTTGATGGATACGTTTGCCGATTACTTTAATGTCCCACGCGAGACGGAAGACGCAACCAGAGCGGCACAAGAGACCCTACGCCGATCCATCGACCGACTGACCGAAGCGACCAACGGAGCGGCTAACGGCGGCACGCCATCACAGCCACAGACGCGATGGCAGAGGTTTCGGGGATTCTTCCGGAGAGGCCGGACACGTAGAGGTGGTATCGCGACAGCAACGCGGATCGCCACCTACATGCGTCCAGTGCTGACTCGGATCGGAAACATCCTTCCGCGTGGCGTCAGAAATACGGCGGCACAGTTTGGGCAGAACGTCGTCGGGCGAATGGCTCAGCGATACGGGATTCCAGCAGCGACCGCCGCAAGGTTTGGGGCTGCACTTGGCCCAGCAGCAGTTGGGCTTGGGGCAGTTCTGTACGCACTGCCTTTGATCGGGGCTGCCGCGACTTATGCCGTTAA